CCCCATACGTAAGCCCCCCCCCTTGTTGCCCTAGCCCCCCGCAAAAAAAATCGCCGCAAAAATTTTTACGTTACCAAACTATTTAAGATTTTTGTTAGGGTATATGCACCGCGCAAAAAAAACTGCAAAAATTGTTTTTCTTGAATTTTTCTCGGCAACACAACCGCTAAATATGCATGTCTCGGATGATATCAACCGCTTCGCCGATCAACCTCAAACAACCTTAAGGTACTCAAACACCCGCATGATGGCGGGTGTTTCGCTATATACTTGCAACCACTCTAGGAGCAACAATGAACCAGCATCGTTTTCAAAATTTTAGCATCGTTGCATACACGTTCGTTTTGATTGTGTTGGCTTTTTTAACGTATCAAGTGGGAGTGTTGGTGCAGCGTGTGGCAACGCTCGAAGCAACCAACACGACCAACATGGCAATCGACTCGGTTTTGGCGCGCCGAAGTTTCATTCCGGTTCAACCGGTTGCAGCACCCGAACCATAAATAATTGCATGTGATTTTTCAAGGAAATTTTCATGCAAAGTCTAGTCACAGCTGTTCACAACGCCAGTAAAATCAACGGGTTTTTACAACAATTGTACGGTGGTACCGCTCGTGTCAGCATCGGGTTGATCGGCGACAGCACCACACAATATCAAGGTCACGGTTGGGATTCGGGAGTTGTGTTGGCTCTCAACAGTCAAAATTTGCAACGTTTCGGAACCGGGTTGATTGGCACCGGAGAAAACACCGCAATCGGTCACGGTGCCAATCAAGACACGCTCAGCAACAACGCATCGCCCAGCACCACTGCCGATGCGGGATTCACCGCCAGCTTGCCGGTTGCGTGGCACAGTTTGGTCACCAATCGCGGCAGCGGCTCTGCCACAACCGATGCCACGCGCACGTACATGGGTGCGCTGCGACCGTTTGTGGTGACCGCCAGCAATTTGTCGAACACCACGTTTGGTTTTGCGGTGCACGGCAGCAACGTGGCGAGTCATTCGCGACCGTTCGAACGTCTCGCCAGCGATTTGGTGTTTCAACACTGGTACCTTGTCACCGACGCGGTGGTGAACGGTCGCGCCACAACCGTTGCGGCTCGCAAAAGTAGCAATCAAGATCAAACGCAAGTCGTGAACATCAACAACTACCTGAGTTCGGCTGGCGGAACTTTTCAGTTGCAGTTGGGTTTGACCACCACCGCAGCCATCACTTATTCGAGCAACAGTACAACTTTTGCCAGCAACATACGCACAGCTTTGCACGCAAGTTTTCCGGGATTGACCGCAACCGTATCGGTGAGCGAATCGGGAAGCAATTTGTTTTCGGGCGATGCTGCCATCTCGATCGGAATCGGCGGCAATTACGCCGGCACAAATCTTCCGTTGGCCAGCGTAACCGGCAGTTCGTTGACGAGTCAATACCAAGGCAACGGTTACAGCGGCAGCACTGTTTTTGTGGAAACGTACGGAGCCAGTGCTGGCGGATTTTTTACGCCGGTGCGAACTGGCAGCACTCTCACAGCCGGTTCGCAAACGCTCGATGGCAGCGCAACTCAATACATGCGTCGTTTGGATTTTGCAATCGGTGCGAGTGCCGGTCGCGATTACACCACCGTATTTATGCCGTTTAATGCGGGAGCCAGCGGTCCTTGGTGCAGCATGTTTTCGGCAGCTGCGGTGAGTGGAGCAACAAACGGTTATGCATCCACCGTCATGTTGTATCTTGGTAGTCGCGGTGCACGAACACATGCGGTAACTTTGCAAAATCAAAGCAACGAATTTTTAACAAACGTTTTGCAAGGCATGGCAGAGCACGCAGGATACACAAACGCTGCATCGGCTCCGTTGTTGATACGCGTACACGGAGGCGTAAACGATCGTCCATCAACAGGGTACGAAGCTGGTACCACATCGGTTGGTCCAAATGCTGGACTCAGCAGCGATACTGCATCGGGACTTGCCGACAATTGGCAAGCAATAATAAATCGATTCAATGCTGTATATTCTGCAAACGGATGGAACAACAGCAATCTTTATTGGTTGTTTGTTGCATCACCGCCTCAAGAGTACAACGATTCTAGTTTAGATTTTGCACGTCAAGCTGCGGTGCAAGTGAGCAACAACAACGACCGCGTTGCGGCTGTTAATATGTTTTTGCTCACTCAAGGATTCACTGCCGACACAAAAGGATTGGCTGGGCGCAGCGACAATTCCGACACGCTCGATCTTTCGCATTTTTCGTACACTGGTTTCAGAATTTATTCGCAAGCCGAATGGGACAGCGTGCAAGCAGCGTACAATTATTACAACTCGAGTCAAATTGTTGGTAGCTCGAATCCATCTTCTGTTTCGGGTGTATGGTTTGCCGGAAAAATTTACACTCCCGATCAATATAGAAAAATATTGGAAAGCTTTTATCCAAATTTGATTGTGTAATCAATTTTATTGAAAATGTGTTTGATGTGCATACAATATGCGAGTGATTATGAAAAAAGTTTTCAAATGGTTTGGTGGTGTTTTGCGTGGGTGGTTTTCACCGTGCAATCGTTTGATGGTTCGAAACATCCAACCCGAATGGCCATGGGTGGATCGCGATCATTTGTTTTTTCACGCAGCTTTCACGGTTGTGGCAGACTTTGTGGAACAAGAAATGAACGGTGCAGCGGGTCTCGAGCAATACATTTCGCGTCTCGAGCAGATGCGCACGCAACCACAAACCGATCGTGAAGATGCTTTTTTGGTGAATCAAATTCAAGATCATCAACAAATGCTTGGTTTGTACGAATGGTACACCAGCATCGATTGGAACGAGCCGGTGCCGCACACCGCCACCTATAGTCAACTGCTCGAACAGCTGCAAATCACTTCGGTTCCGCTCGAGAATGGCACATACAAAATGCAATTCGAAGGTGTGGACCAAGAAATGTTGGCTCGCGAGCGTGCGATGCAAGTGGCTCGTGAACAAGAGTTTGAAGCGGTCAAAATCAAGAATTTGATGGATTTAACAAAAATATACCATCGTCTTTGGAACTAAACATTTGCCATTATAAATACTTTTGATTTTCTTGATCAAAGGTATCAACTATGGGCAAAAAGAAATACATACCAACCACAACCAAGCACCCCATGACCCTCAAATGGGAGGGCACCAAGCGTGCATCTGTAGAATTGGGTGGCGGAAGAAAAATGCAAGTCGAACCGGGCATGCCCGCCAAAAGCAGCCAAGCTTACGAAGGTCAAGCTGGCAATAGCATGCTTTTTTTACCGCAAGGCAACAAAAGTAAATTTGTTTTGTCGCCGCAAACGATCGATCGTTATTTTGATCGTGTTCGTGGCGGAACCCAAGAACGCAACATCAGCGTGCGCGATGCTCGCGGCAAAGTACCCAAGGTCGAAACTGGCGGTCGTCGCGAAGCCGAAGAAATCAATCCTAAACTTTTAAAATTGAAAAACAAGGAAACGGGTGAACCAATGTCAACTCCTCAAAACATCGCCGCAGGCGATCAGTACGATCTTGAAAATCTTTTTCAGATTGTCGAAGAAATCAGCACATACAACGACGATCAACTCGATGAATTTATGGACCAACTCGACGAACAACAAATCGAATTGATCCAAGCAGCTTTTGAGTATTTGCAAGAAACGCAAGTGAGCGCAATGACCGCTGCAAGACATATTTTGTTTGCGAAACGAGCAGCAAAAGCTGGTCAAGAATTGACACCACAACAAGAGCGCGACGTTCGAACTGCACAAGAATTGTATCCAGAAATTGCGCAAAAAGTTGCAGCAAAAATAATGGGAAAAACCATAGAACAAATGCGAGCCGAAGACGATCGTCGCACCAAGCGCGAAATCGAACGCGGTGCGGGTACCGATGAAGCAGGAAACATTCGTTATGCTCAAGGCATGGCGGTGCAAGGAGATGCCAATCCTGATTTGAGAAAGAAAACTGGCGATGATGAAAGTACAGTAGTTGCCAAAGGTGTTGGTGCTGGTGTGCGAGGCGAAGACAAACCCAAAAAGTCACGTGGTGGTTCTAAACGCGGATTTGGAGCACTTAACACCGCACTTCAAGGTTTTAAAGTACCAAAAGGTTCGCAAAAAGCGGCACGAGAAGTTGGAAAAATGGTAAACAGCTCATACGAAACCGATCAACCACAAATCGTTGAAAACGTTTTTGTGCAATCGGCAATCGAAGGAGAAGTTCTCGATTTCACCAAGACGGTGCGCGATGCACTTGATTATCATGCTCATTCCGCAATCGAAGACATCAAGAACAGCATGATGCAGGTTGATGAAAACAGCGACGAACAAAACGATATTGTCGAGTACGTCACATCGCTCGATGCAAATCAACTCAACGAATTTGTTGAAACGCTCAACCAAGAAGAAGCCGAGTATGTGAACATGTTGATCGACGAACGTGCCAAGTACGGCACCGCAGCTGGTCGCAAGCGTCTTGCCAAGAAGATTCGCGCTGGCAAAGACATCGGCAAAAAGGGCAAGCATTTTGAAGAAATTGCAAGCAAAGCAGCCGAACGTTATGGCAGCGAAGAACGCGGTCGTGCGGTAGCAGCCGCTGCCATGTGGAAAAAGTATGGCGGAAAAAAAGGTAAAAAATAATTAATTTTTAAACACAACTAGAAAAACCGTTTACCGTCTATATAATAGTAGACGGTTTTTCTTTATAAGGAGACTATTATGATTTGGATTGCATTTGTTGGTGGTTTGGTGATCGGTGCGTTGGTTGTGGTTCTTCTCAGCAAGAACAACAAGAACACAATCGCAAAGATTCGTGGTGAAGTTCTTGCTGCCGCTGCCAAGGGCGAAGCGGAAGTCAAAAAGGTTATTGAAAAGTATTAATTCACAGGAGAATACATTATGGATTTTGTGACACTCTGGGCTGCTTTGTTTGGTACGTTTTTGGGATGTATGATTGTGTACGGTATGCTTTCGTATCAGTTGCTCAAGATGCGTCAAAACTTTGATAACAAAGATCGCGAACTGAATCTCGAAATGATGCGCATGCGCAACCTATTCGACGAAACTGAACGCCAGCAAAACAAAACAATCAACGAACGTTTTGAATTGAGCTATCGAGACAGCTACGATCGTATTCGCGAAGTCGAGCAAACCATTAGCACCATCTGGGATCGTATCGACAAAGTTCAAAATCGTGAAACTTTGATTCACCTGCTCGAGAACTTGGGCGAAAAGAAAAACATTCGCGACCTTGTGGAAAAGCACGTTTAATTGCATACAATAAAACATGCAAGTAGACCCGCCATGCGAGCCGTAGGCAGCACACTTTGGCGGGTTTTTCTTTAGGAGATATTATGAAGATTAGCAACGACACTTTGAACATTTTGAAGAACTTTGCGGGTATCAACAGCAACATTGTTGTGAAGCCAGGAAATGTTTTGCGAACACTTTCTGCGAGTCGAAACATTTTCGCCGAAGCCAAAGTCGCAGAAACATTTGATTGTGAATTTGGTATTTACGATCTCAACAAGTTTTTGGCTACAATCAGCTTGTTCAAAGATCCTGAATTCACTTTCAACGACAAGCATGTAAGCATCAGCAGTGCAAGCAGCAACGCAAAGATCAACTATTTTTATAGCGATCCTTCGCTGCTTACGAATCCTCCCAAGAATTTCAACATGCCAGCACACCAAATTGAATTCACTCTCAACACACGAGATTTCAATGAATTGCTTCGTGCAAGTGCTGTGCTTCAAGCACCCGATCTTGCGATCGTTGGAACCGAAGGAGCAATCGATCTTCGTGTGAACGACAAGCGTGATGATACCAGCCACCAGTATGCTGTGAATGTCAGCGACAACAAAAACAACATCAACTGCTTGGCGTATCTCAAGACTGAAAATTTAAAACTTATTGCTGGTGATTATACCGTTTGCGTTAGCAACAAAAACATCAGTGAATTTTCAAACAACAACACCAACATTCGTTATTGGATCAGCTTGGAACTTGATAGCCGTTGGAACTAAAAAATGAGTATTCAAAATTTGCTTTGGGTTGAAAAATATAGACCGCATAAGATCGAAGATTGTGTGTTGCCAGAATCGATTCGCAACACGTTTCATAACATTGTAAAGTCCAACGAGATACAAAATCTCTTGTTGTGTGGAGGTCCTGGTTGTGGTAAAACCACTGTTGCTCGAGCACTTTGCCAACAGATGAATTTGGATCATATTTTTTTGAATGCAAGCGAGAATGGAAACATCGATACTTTGCGAACAACTGTTCGTAATTTTGCCAGTGCTGTTTCGCTGAGCGGCAATCGAAAAGTAGTTATTTTAGACGAAGCAGATTATTTGAATCCACAAAGCACGCAGCCAGCTTTGCGTGGATTTATCGAAGAATTCAGCAGCAACTGCCGATTCATTTTTACATGCAATTTTAAAAATCGAATCATCGAACCTTTGCATTCACGCTGTTCGATTGTTGAATTCAACATTCCAAACAAAGAAAAACCGCAAATGGCTGCGGCTGTGATGGCCAGAGTTTCTTCGATTCTCGATGGCGAGAAAATCCCATACGATCGTAAAGTTGTTGCAGAAGTTGTTATGGAATTTTTTCCCGACTTCCGCAGAATCATCAACGAGTTGCAGCGTTACAGTGTATCGGGAAAGATCGACTCGGGTATTTTATCTACCATCAAGCACAGCACCTACGCCGAGTTGTTTGCACACATGAAAAGCAAAAATTTCAGTGAAGTGAGAAAGTGGGTTGCCACCAACAGCGACATTGATCACTCGAAGTTTTTCAGAAAAATTTACGACGAACTCAACGAACAAATTGATAAATCTTCGATTCCGAGTGTGGTGCTTATTTTAGCCGAATATCAGTATCGTATGGCTTTCAGCGCAGATCATGAAATTTGTATGGCTGCATGCATGGCAGAGATCATGATGAACGCTCAATTTAGATAAATAATTATGATGAACAACAAAAAAGATAACTTCAGAGATTTGATAACACAAGTTCAGCAGCTGAACGAAAAATATCAAATCAAGAATTTTACCGAAGAAATCAAAAGTGTTTTCAGAACAATCAATATTGAAGAAAAAAATATTGAAAGCTTTTTAAACAATCCTGGTTCGGGAATGTATGGTTACATCTATCCGTTGGATAGCGTAGACCAAAAACAATTAGCCGAATGTATTTCCGAATATAAAAAGATAAAGAAAAAGTACAACTATAATTCTTACGTGCGCGAAGGTCATGCTTTGCGTAAAAATTTTCTTCAACAGCGAAAAAATTACATATTCAATTCTTCAAAATTTATTCGGTTCACAACCAGCGGCAAATTATCTGCGCTGGAGCGTTTGAATGTTGATTATGCCGAACAACAATTTGTTGCCAAGTGGGTTGAAAAGCTTTTGAAAAAAATCTTTCCAAACACTTTGATTATCGAATACGAAACATCGGATGGCACCACCAAAACAGCAGAGTTGCAATATCGAAAAATTGAACTCGGAGAAGACTACGTGGAAGCTCCGCTGATCGATCGTGTTGTGGGTGAAAATATGTTTGATACATTTTTGCTGAAATCTTTTTATAATGTTCAAACCGAAAGTTATCAATACTTTCCTGTCAAGTTTATTATAAATATGCGTGCAAAAGATCACCCTATGTTTTTTGAAGATTAATTATGAATCCTTTTGATTATGTAAACTCGATAACAAATTCCAAAAACCCAATGATGAACGGCGATCCGCTCGAAGAGCGAGAATACAATCCATACATCACCAACAGAAGCTTGAGTAATTTTGCCGATACGATATTTCTGGCTAATGCCATGAACACCAATCATCATATCGACAAACGAATGCAATACGATTATTTGTTTTACAGCACAAGCAAAAAGAAGCGATATTCCAAATGGCACAAGCCCGAATACAACAATCAATTTGAAGTTGATGCCATCAAAACGGTGTTTGGTTACAGCGAAGCTCGTGCTCGTCAAGCTTTGAGCGTACTTAAACCCGAAGATATTGAAAAAATCTTAAAAGAGACTCAACACATGAACGGTAAATAATCTGTATTTATAAATAATCTTGAAACTGGTTGTTTTAGGATTATAAAAATGAATACAGAATTTAAAGGTTTAGAAAGTCTAGTGGAAGTCACTTTAACCGATCCGCAAAATTTCTTGAAAATAAAAGAAACTTTGACCCGAATTGGTGTTGCGAGTCGCAAAGAAAACACACTCTATCAATCGTGTCATATACTTCACAAACGCGGCAAATATTACATAGTTCACTTTAAAGAGTTGTTTGGTTTGGATGGTCACGATATAACTTTCGATGAAGACGATCTGGCTCGTAGAAATACCATCACAAATTTATTGGAAGATTGGGGCTTGATCAATATAGTAGATCAAGCAAAAACCGAGGAACCGGTTGCTTTGATGAACACAATCAAAGTATTGAATTACAAAGAAAAAAACGAGTGGAAACTTGTTCCCAAATACAATATCGGAAAGAAAATTAAAAATGAAACTCAATCTGAAGAGCAAAATTAAGATTTTTGTTGCAGCAAGTGGATTCATTTTTCTGCCGGGGTGCAACAATGCCGTACAAGGCGGTTTAAGCGGTGCAGCCCTTGGAGCACTGGCTGGAATGGGTATCGGCTCGCTAACGGGCGATATGGGCAAAGGAGCGGCTGCTGGAGCCATTATAGGTGGTGTAGGTGGTGCGATCATTGGCGATCAAAATCGCAGAAACGACAAGTGAGACAAAAATGATTAGCTTCAAACAATTTGTTGTTGAAAACAAAAAGAAAGATTCTGTTCAAGATTTTTTGTCGGCTGCAGCAAAGATTGCTCGCGAGCAACGCTTGGAACGTGAACGTTTGGTAGGAAAACCAAGATCCAGTACATTTGGTGGTCGTCCGACCTCTAAACAAGATCGCAGAAGTTCTCGCCGAGAACTGCGAGATTATTAAGCAAAAACTACTATATAATACTGAGTTGCCCGATCGGGGACTCGTGTAAAAACCTTGCTTTATAAGGAGGCAAATATGGATTTGGTTTTTAATAGTCCGCTGTTTCGTTCGTTTATTGGCTACGATGATTTGTTCAAAGAACTGGAAGTTGTGCTGGCTTCCAAAGACAATTCAGCGTATCCACCGTTCAACGTGTGGTCGGTAAAACCCACACAGCAAGATGTAGCCGAAACTACGTATGTGGAACTTGCGGTTGCCGGTTTCAAGAAATGCGAATTGGATGCGTATCTTGAAAACAATGTGCTGACCGTCAAGGGGCAAAAGCAAAGCAACACACCCGTAACTGGATACCGTGGAATCGCCAAGCGCGATTTTGTGCGTCAATTTCGTGTGGGTGAAAAGTACGTGGTTCACAGTGCCAAACTCGAAGACGGCATCCTGACGATTCGTTTGGATTTGCCGATGGCCAAAAAGCTTGAAGCACGAATTGAAATTCAATAACACTTTGGCTGCGTTGAAAAGCGCAGCCAAATTTTAGGAGATTATATTATGAGTCAATTGAATTTTGTTAAAAAATCAGTTCTGAAATATCATAAACTTTATGCGGATGTTGATGATTTGAAGTTTGCAACACAAGGTTCGGCTTGTGCGGACGTTCGTGCATATTTCGGTACACACGAACGTATGTTCAAAGTGTACGACAATAAAAACAAAGAAATGCAATACATGGCATTTCAACTTTTTACTGGCGACAAATTTCATACAATTTTAAATCCAGGCGATCGTGCATTGATTCCAACTGGAATTGTTTTGGATATTCCCGAAGGATATTCGGTGCGTGTGCATCCGCGTTCGGGAATGTCGTTCAAGACCGGATTATCGCTTTCGAATTGCGAAGGAATTGTTGACTGGGATTATGTTGAACAACTTTATATTTCTGTTGTTAACATCAGCGATTCGGAAGTACGCATCGATCATGGAGATCGTGTTGCGCAATTGGAATTGGTGAAGCTACCTGAATATACTATCGAGTTGGCAGATGCACGCCCGTCTGCAAAGACCGATCGTTCGGGTGGATTTGGTAGCACCGGCAAACAGTGAAAGGAACATTATGACTCGCGATGAATTGTTGAAGAATCACGAAGAGCTTTGCAAGAAAGCACTCGAATTGATGCGCCGCAAGAATGCCGACTACGCAGGTTCGGGTGGCGATCAACCATTTGCAAATTTCACACGCTGCGAAGCTATGGGCATCTGCACCACCGAACAAGGTTTTCTTGTGCGCATGACCGACAAGATGAGTCGCCTCAGTTCGTTTGTGGAAACGGGAGTGTTTCAAGTCAAAGACGAAACACTCGAAGACACAATCGTTGATGTGATCAACTATGCGGTGCTGTTTGCATCGTTCATCAAAGATCGCAAAGATTTTCGTTGCGATAACAACACAACTTGGTGATTTTAGCCACCTTAGCAGAGTAGTAATGCGGTCGCCTTGTAAGCGTCAGAGCGCGGGTGCAAATCCCGCAGGTGGCTTTTTATATGAATACATTTTACACAAACGTTCAAACGAGCGGCGACAATATTTTGTATCGTGGTTACGAGAACGGCAAGCGTGTGGAACAGCGCATTGCATTTAGACCGACGTTGTATGTTCCTAGCAAAAATGCGACAGCAACATATCGCACCATCAAGGGTGTGGCTGTGGAACCAATTCAACCCGGAACCATTCGCGATTGCGAAGATTTTGTGGAAACATATTCGGATGTTCAAAACTTTGAGGTCCACGGTCATACCGATTGGATTTATCAATACATCTCTAGTTTGTATCCCAATCACGAGGATGCCGAGTATGACATGAATACGATTCGTACGGTGTACATAGATATTGAGAACGAATGCGAAGATGGCTTTAGCGATCCCAAAGACGCAAGCGAGAAAATCAATGTTATCACCGTTAGATACAATGATCGCAAGTATGTACTTGCGACAAACAATTTCATACTTCCTGAAGATGCGAATGTATATCAACAAGTTTTTCAAGACGAAAAAGATCTTTTAGAAAAGTTTGTTGAGATTTGGCGAGAGATTGATCCGGATGTAGTGACAGGATGGAATGTTCGTTTCTACGATATTCCATATATTGTGAATCGCATCAAGCGTGTGTTTGGCAAGCGCGGAAACGATGTGGCTCGCAGCCTTTCGCCGTGGCGCAATCTGCGTGACGACGAAGTAGATTACAAAGGCAAAACGCAACAGGTTTACAAAATCTCGGGCGTTGATATTCTCGATTACTACGAGTTGTATCGCAAGTATGTTCTTGCGCCACGCGAAAGCTACAAGCTTGATTATATCGCAAGCATAGAACTCGGCAAAAAGAAAGTTGATTATTCCGAGTACGGTCACATCCGAGATTTCTACACCAAAAACTTTCAAAAGTTTGTTGAATATAACGTTCAAGACGTGGATCTGGTTCGTGAACTGGACGACAAACTCAATCTGCTTGAACTGCACATATCGATGGCTTATCTCGCTAAAACCAATTACAACGATGTGTTTGGTCAAGTGCGAATGTGGGACACGATCATTTACAACCATCTGCTTCGCAGCAACATTGTGATCTCGCAACGTCGCGACAAAAACAAAGACAGTCAATACGCAGGCGCATACGTAAAAGATCCGATCGTTGGATTTCACGATTGGGTTGTGAGTTATGATTTAAATTCTATGTATCCTATGACTATTTCACAATTTAATATTTGCCCTAGCAAGATGGTCACCGAAGAAGACCTGTTGCAGATGATCAAAAATTGCTAATTCCTAAATAAGATGGGGATACATACTATACCCCCATCTTATTTAGGAGAATGCAATGAAAAATAACTGTTACGTGTATCTGTATAAAGAAACAGAAGAATCCGAAGATCCGGGATTTTATGTTGGAAAAGGTCACGACAATCGAAAAAATGCTCATTTAAAACCATCTCTATGGAAAAATCCGGAAAAAACGACAAATCCATACTTATATTATAAAATAAAATCAATGATGGAATCTGGTAAAAAACCACATATAGTTATTCTAGCCGAAAACATTTCAGACGAACAAGCATATAATATTGAACATGAATATATTAAAAAACATGGTAGACGTTTTGTTGACGGTGGGATATTATTTAATATATCCGATTTTAAAGGTGGATCGTATTCTGGCTGTAAACGTCCAGAATGGTCAGAAGAATCTATACAATCTTTTCGCAAAGCTTGCAAAGGATTAAGGATATATGATCCTACTTATGAAGAATTATACGAAGAATTTGTAGTCAAAGGAAAAACGAAGCCAGAGATAGCAAAAGAAAATAATTGCAGTGCTTCTTTAGTTAAAAAAAGAATACAGGAATTAGGAATCGCGGGAAAAAAACCAAAAGAACTTTTATATCCAAAAAAGAAAAAATGGATATGCAAAAATTGTAATAAAGAATTTTATACACCAAATTGCATCAAAACTAGATTGTTTTGTTCTAGGGAATGCCGTTTCAAATGACAAAAAAAGAAGCATTAAAAATTCTACTGGATTCGATGGAAAATGGAAGAATAACTAGTATTTCTCCAGACTCTATAATTGATGGTAAAGTAAATCCTTTGATCTTTGAAGCATGTCAATTGCTGAATTTTGCTATTGCATCCAATGGTACAATTTATAAAAAAGATTCTGATGGATTTTTACCAGAATTAATGAATTCTATGTACGAAAAGCGCAAATACAGTAAACAAAAAATGTCTTTGTTAAAAAAAGAAGCATCAAAAAAAGACATTACCATCGATCAAAAAAACAATATTCAAAAACAAATAGACAAATACAATACTCAACAATCGGCATACAAGATAGCATTAAATTCTGCGTATGGTGCTTTGGGTAATCAGTATTTCCGTCACTACGATGTGCGTCAAGCCGAAGCAATCACGCTGTCGGGGCAGTTGAGTATTCGTTGGATTCAAAACAAACTCAACGAATATCTCAACAAGTTATTCAAAACAAAAAACCGTGATTATGTGATCGCAAGCGACACCGACAGCGTGTACTTGAATCTCAAAACGGCTGTTGAAGTTTCGTGTCCCAACGAAACCAACAAAACCAAGATTGTTGATTTCTTGGACAAGTTCTGCAAGCAGATCATGGATCCGTACATCGAAAAGTGCTATCAGCAATTGGCTGATCGTATGAATGCGTATTCACAAAAGATGGAAATGAAGCGCGAAGTTATTGCGGATCGTGGCTTGTGGAAAGCCAAGAAAATGTATTGCTTGAATGTTCACGACAGCGAAGGAGTTCGTTACAGCGAACCGCAACTCAAGATCATGGGCATCGAAGTTCAAAGATCCAGTACTCCATCGATTTGTCGTGAACATCTCAAGCAGTGTGTTAAGATTATTCTCACGCAAGACGAAAACAGTTTGATTGATTATATTGACAATTTCAAGCAAGTGTTTTTTGCAAGTCAACCCGAAGATATTTCTTTTCCTCGTGGCGTAAATGGACTGGAAAAATATGCCAGCAAGAGTACTGTATTCACGAAGGGAACACCCATTCACGTCAAGGGTGCTTTGATATTCAATCACATGCTCGACAAAATGAAACTCAACAAACTGTACACCAAGATCGGCGACGGAGACAAAATTCGCTTTTTGTATTTGCGCGAGCCAAATCCAACAGGCGATCGTGTGATAAGTTATGTTGGAAAAATCCCACCCGAAATGAAATTGACACAGTATGTTGACTACAATTTGCAGTTTGAGAAAACATTTCTGGAACCTTTGATTGGTTTGCTTGATGCAGTCAAATGGAGTCACGAACGCAAGAATACGCTTGAAGGATTTTTCTCATGAGTTATTTTGTTGAAATGAAATATATCAATCTTGTTGGTGCTCGCCTTGAAAAGTTTTCCTGGAAGCGCAACAATGTTGCTGTGTGTCGTTGTCCTATTTGCGGTGATTCCAAGAAAAATAAAAACAAAACTCGTTTTTTCTTTTTTGAAGAAAAGGGTAAGTTTTTTGTCAAGTGCCACAACTGTTCGTACTCCACAACTTTTCCAAAATTTTTAGAACAAACTGGTGGAGTGTTGTACGAAGATTATCGTTTGGAAACGATCAAAGAAAAGTTTACTTCAGGTACCACAGCCAACTACAAAGAAATAACTAAAATTGTTGCTTCAAACAAACCTGTTTTTGATACCAAAAACGATTTGCTGTGTTGCACTAGAATCTGCGATCTACCCGATGATCATCATGCTAAAAAATATATTGCTGATCGTTTGATTCCCGAAAAGCACTGGCGTATTCTTTACTACACAGAAAACTTCAACGAAGCAGCAAAAAAGAACTTGCATGAATCGGGTGGACCCAGAGACGAGCGAATTGTGATTCCTTTTTATACAGCCGATAAAAAATTGTTTGCAATCCAGGGTCGTGCTCTGGATCCCAACGCTGTTAGTCGATATATAACCATTCGCGACAGCGAACAGGATGTGGCTAAAATTTATGGCATGGAACGACTCGATCAAACCAAAAAGAATTATTGTTTTGAAGGACCAATCGATAGTTTGTTTATCGACAATTCAGTTGCTCTAGCAGGATCTTCCATTTCTTTTGATCGCATGCCGTTCGACACGAGCAATACAGTTTTTGTGTACGACAACGAACCCAGAAACGCAGAAATTGTTGCGACAATCAAAGATGCTATCGATGCTGGTTTGAAAGTTTGTATATGGCCCGATACTGTAACTTTTAAAGATGTCAACGACATGCATATGGGTTTGATGTCGATCGAGTGGATTCAGCAGATGATAGATAATAATACCCATCAAGGTTTGGCGGCACATCTTAAACTTTCAAAGTGGAAACGAGTATGAGCGAATTAACAAAAAATATTGTTTGGGACGATGTAAAAAACGATCCCAATGCGATCAAAGTTTTGGATCACGGTTTTGTGGTTCTCAAAGAAACAATGGGTAGCGATTCTACGATCGCCGAAAGTGCGCGTGTAAGTTACGGTGCTGGCACCAAAACCATTTCGGATGATCGCAATCTGATTCGTTATCTGATGCGCCATCATCACACCAGCCCGTTTGAAATGGCTGAAGCGCGTTTTCTTGTGAAGGTTCCGGTTTTTATTTGGCGACAGTGGATTCGTCATCGTACTGCAAACGTGAACGAATTGTCGGGACGTTATTCGGAGCTACCCGAAGAATATTATGTTCCCGATGAATGGCGTGCACAAAGCGTCACCAACAAGCAAGGTGGCGAAGAGCCGATGTTTTACGAGTCAAATGATGTGGAAAATGAAGCATTCAATGAATATCGTCGTAGGCTGAATGAAGGAGTCAGCAGAGAATTGGCTCGCTCTTGTTTGCCGGTAAGCCATTATACTCTTGCATATTGGAAGTGCGATATTCATAACATCTTGCATTTTCTACGTTTACGTATGCATTCTCACGCTCAAAAAGAGATTCAAATTTACGCTGAAAGCATATATACTTTACTGAGAGAACGGTTCCCGTTGACATTCGAAGCTTTTGAAGATTACGTTTTGAACACACAAAGTTTTTCTAGAATGGAATTGCATTTGTTAAAAGAGTTGATCAAAAATCAAAAGCTCACGATTTTTACCGAAGCTCAAGCCGAAGATCTTGGCATGAGCCGCAGAGAATATTTAGAATTCTCAAATAAAATTTTAAACGTTTCAAATTTCAATAAATAAGGATTCGTATGAACGCACAAGTACAGGCACTTGCAGATTATACCTTTGTTTCAAAGTACGCCAAGTATAACACCGAGCTTCATCGTCGAGAAACATGGAAAGAATGTATCGAACGCAGTCGTGGTATGCACCTTTCTAAATATGCAGGATCGATTGAAACTCTCAAGCCTTTTATCGACGAAGCATTTGATGCTTATGAAAACAAAATTTGTGTCGGCAGTCAACGCAATCTGCAATTTGCTGGCGATGCCGTTTTTCGTCATAACGCTCGCAGTTATAATTGCTGTGGTTCTTACGTTGATCGTTTGCGATTCTTTCAAGAAGCTATGTACAACTTGCTTTGCGGTACTGGCGTAGGTTTTAGCGTTCAAGCGCATCATGTTGCAAAACTTCCTCCGCTTGATTTGCGCGAGAAGACCGAAATTGTTACTCATGAAATTTCTGATAGCATCGAAGGATGGGCTGACAGTATTGGCATTCTTGTGAGTTCATATTTCAAGATTGTAGATCAAAATAGCATCTATCCCGAATATCAAGGTAAAGTTGTAAAGTTTGTTTACAAGAACATTCGCGAAAAGGGTACTCCATTTTCACACGGAATCGGTCGCGCACCCGGAGCCGAACCGCTTCGCAATGCTCATGAAAAGATTCGCAAGTTGCTCGACGAATGTGTTGCTAACGGACAAACAAATCTCAAGCCAATCAATGCTTACGATATCGTGATGCATTCATCGGATGCTGTTCTTTCGGGTGGTATTCGTCGCTCTGCAACCATTTGTATTTTTTCGGTTGACGATCAAGAAATGATGAACGCCAAAACTGGCAATTGGTTCATCGACAATCCTCAGCGCGGTCGCAGCAACAACAGTGCATTGTTGCTCAAGAACAACACTTCACCCGAACAATTCAAGTTGCTGATCGAAAGCACCAAGCAATTCGGTGAACCTGGATTCTATTGGAGCGACAGCACCGAAATGATTCCTAATCCATGTTTACCTTCCGATGCGTGGGTTCTTACCAAACAAGGTCCTAGACAAATTAAAGATTTGATTGGAAAATCTTTTGACGCATATGTAAACGGTAAGCTTTATCATTCGCCTACTGGTTTCTTTCATACAGGTTATCAAAAGATTTATCAAGTTAAAACAAGCGAAGGATATAGCGTAAGTGCAACTCACAATCACCAATTTTTGATTGTTGATGAACACAACAATCAATCGTGGAAAACTATCGATCAATTGAATATTGGTGATTGTATGGTAATACATGATCACGATAATATCCAATGGGACGGAAAATTGAACGAACGTGAAGGTTGGTTGCTTGGAAGCTTGTTGGGTGATGGCTGCATTTCAGATGATACAGCTTATCTTGATTATTGGGGAGATAACGCAAATATCATGAAGAATATTGCTCTTGATAATTTGAAGAGCAACAATATGATTGCTGAACATGTTTCTGGTTACAGTCAGATTGCGACAGTAACAAAACAACGAGTCGAATCTGTAAATTTGAAGAAACTTGCAAACAGTTACGGTATGCGTCGTGGCAACAAAAACCTCAACGAAAACATAGAAGAGATCAGTAGCGATGCATATCGAGGATTTTTGCGAGGATATTTTGACGCTGACGGTAGTGTTCAAGGTAATACTGCAAAAGGAACTTCGATTCGCTTGTGCTCGGTAAATATGCACAATCTTGAAATAGTTCAACGCATGCTTTTACGTCTTGGTATTTACAGTAAAATTTTTGCAAATCGTCGTCCCGCTGGCGAACGTAAAATAAAGAATGGTGTTTATGCTTGTCAGGCATGTCATGAATTGGTTATTAGCCGAAACATGATTGGAAGATATTTAGATTTGATTGGTTTTGAAGACCCGGAAAAGAAATTGAAACTTAATAATTTAGTATGTTCGTATCAAAAGAATTTTTATAAAACTAAATTTGTTGCTACGGTGTCTTCGATTGTTCAAAAAGATTCTGAAATGGTATACGATTGTACAGTAAACGACATTCATGCTTTTGATGCAAACGGTTTCTACACTCATAATTGTGTTGAGATTGGCTTCTATTGTTACGATGCAGATGGCAACAGTGGCTGGCAGTTCTGCAATCTTTCTACGATCAACGGTAGCAAGATCAAGACTGCAGCCGATTTCCGCAAAGCTGCTCGTGCTGCTACAATCATCGGCACGCTTCAAGCAGGATACACCGACTTTCCGTATCTTGGAAAGGTAACCGAAAGCATCGTTCGTCGCGAAGCATTGCTTGGTGTAAGCATCACGGGTATGATGGAAAATCCCAAGGTTCTGCTCAGTGCATACTATCAACGCGAAGTTGCAAGTGAATTGTCTGCGGTCAATCGTGAAGTTGCAGCAATCATCGGTATCAATCCTGCGGCTCGCATCACTTGCATCAAGCCCGAAGGCAGCACCAGTTGCATGCTTGGCACAAGCAGTGGTATTCACCCACATCACGCCAAGCGTTACATTCGTCGTGTGCAAGCCAACAAGATGGAAGCACCTGCACAGTATTACGCAAATCTCAATCCGCGTTCTGTTGAAGAAAGCAGTTGGAGTGCCAACAACACCGACGTGTGCATCAGCTTTGCTTGCGAAGTCAACGACAATGCGATTCTCAAAAATCAAATCGATGCAATTCAAATGCTCGACAATGTCAAGACAACTCAAATGAATTGGGTTGCGAGTGGATGCAACGCTGAACTTGGAACTCAACCTTGGTTGAGCCACAACGTGAGCAACACAGTTGTTGTGAAGCCCGAAGAATGGGATGCAGTCGAACACTACATTTACGACAACCGTCAATATTTTGCGGGTGTGTCTTTGATTGGTTCGAGTGGCGACAAGGATTATACTCAAGCTCCGTTCACCGAAGTTTTCACTCCTGCAGAAATTGTAGAAATTTATGGCAACGCAAGTCTGTTTGCTTCGGGTATCATCGAAGAAGCAATGATGTCGTACGGTGATCTTTGGAAAGCTTGTGCAACCGCTCTTGGTTATGGCGAAAACCTTGACGAAAAGCGAGTACTCGAACACGAAGAATTGCACCGTCAAAACAAATTAAATTGGATTGTGCGTGTCAAGAAGTTTGCCAAAAAGTATTACGGTAACGATGTCAAGAAAGTTACGTATCTTCTCAAGGATGTATACAACTGGAAGTTGTGGTATGATATCGTCAAGGAACACAAGAAGGTTGATTATACTGAATTGTATGAAGGCACAAACACAACAAACGGTACACAAGAAATCGCATGCGCCGGAGGCGTGTGCTTGGTATAAACTTAACACAAAGGAGATAGCCATGTAGTGTTTAGATAAACAAACAACACTTGCTATGACTAACTTAACAGGTATTTTAACAAAGAAAGGTTTCAGATGAATAAGTTTAGTTTTATTTTTGCTATGATTGTTTCGATGATTTCGGTTGTTGCTGGTGCTCAAGTTGACACCACCAAGCTCATGGAGCGTTCGGATCAAATCACCGCTGCTCAAAAGCATTCGGTGAACATCGGTGGTGTTGCTCAGTTCCGTTTTGGATACTCGTCCAACGGTTCGAGCGATGCCAATGGTTTTGAAATTCCGCTCGTTCGCCTCGATGTTTCGGGTGATCTCGGTCACGGATTCGGCTTTGTTGTAAGCCCATTCGTTGATGCCGATGGAGACTTGGATCTTCAGAATGCTTTTGCTGATTATGATTTCAGCAGCGTCAACAACCTCAACGTCAAGTTTGGTCAGTTCCGTCCTCAGTTTATGACGGAACTCAACGGCAACGACGAAGACATTGTGCCCGCTACGCACAGCCTTGTTGCCAACACTCTTGGCCAGACGTTCACACAGGGCGTTGAAGGCAAGTGGTCGAACGATACGTTCTCGATCAGTGCTGCTTTGACCGAAGGAGTTGATCGTGCTAACACTCCTATCGATATCGAACCTGATTACGCCACCACCGCTCGTTTTGGTTGGAATGTTTTCAAGACTTCCAACAGCGGTCTCGCTGTGGGTGCAGGAATCAATCACGAAGACGACTTTACGGTTTATGTGGCTGATGCCGCATGGAACTACCGTAAGTTCAACGTTGGAGTTGACTATGCTCACTCGGATCAAGAAGTTGAGCATGCAGTCGTCGGTACTGTCGCTTTCGACATGACCGAAAACTTCCAGCCATTCGCTCGTGCTGAATGGGCTAGCGTTGAATCGGAAGAAGACATGAGCGTGTTCACAGTTGGTGTAAACTACTACGCTGTGAATCGCGCCGTCAAGTGGACCAACCAAGTTGGTTACGCTGTGGAAGATGTCACAGCCACTTGGGACACCACCAACACTGGTTGGGTCTCGGGAACCGAAGAGGGTGAATTTGTGTTCACCTCGCAGTTCCAAGTGTTGTTCTAAAATCTAAAATAAATTTAGATTCACAAGAGGCAGGAGAAATTCTGCCTCTTGTTTTTCATAAATATTGATAGATGTTAATAGCTGGTGTTGATTATTCGATGAGTTGCCCGTGTATAACGGTGGGCGATTCGCACCAACTAGATTTTAAAAAATGCTCGGTTCATTACCTGACCGACACCAAACGATACGAAGGTAAATTCAAAAACATAACTGGATATTTGTTTGAGCGTCCTGAAAACCAAATGGAACGCTTTATTCGCATCAGCGAATGGGCATACGACATCGTGAAAGATTGCGATCAAGTGATGATCGAAGACTATGCCATGGGATCGCGTGGCAAGGTGTTTCACATCGCCGAAAACACAGCGATGCTCAAATACAAATTACACACCAACAGCAAGCGATGGGCAGCGTTGCCTCCCATGTCGCTCAAGAAATTTGCAACCGGAAAAGGCAACGCCGACAAACCAAAGATGTATGAAACTTTTGTGAATGAAACCAAAATCGATCTCAAAAAACTTTTTAA